AAAAATATTTTTGACCCTATATAGGTATATCCTGTATAAACTATGGGACGTGACCTAATTAACGGTGAAATCCTATGGCAAGAAAAGCAGCAAGTAAAGTGACTGGCAAGCCCCGTGAAACGCGAGGCCGACCGCCAGCAACAACAGAACAACCGTTGACCCGTAAACAAGAGCTTTTTGTAAAAGAGCTTGTAAGTAAGGACGGTCAAATAACTTTGCGCGAGGCCGCCATTAATGCGGGGTATGCGGTTACGTCAGCCCATTCGCGGGCATATGAATTAACCAACCCGCACATTTCTCCGCACGTTGTCGCAGCGATCAACGCCTATCGGCGTGAGTTGGACGAAAAGTTTGGGGTGACCTACCAACGTCATCTGCGTGACCTTCAAACTATCCGCGATGTGGCTTTGCAGAACGGCGCGTACAGCGCAGCCGTTCAAGCAGAGTATCGGCGCGGTCAAGCGCAGGGCGACATATATGTCAGCAAATCTGAAATCCGTCATGGCTCTATTGACAGCATGAGCAAAGATGACGTTTTGAAAGCGTTAGAGGAAATTAAACAAAGCTATGCCCCAGTCACCATCAACATCACTCCAGAAGAAACAAAGAATGCCAGCAATCGCGGTAAAGCGCGAAAGCGGCTTTTACAAGCAGATGAAGGAAGCGACACAGAGATCGAACCGCAAGATATTACTGACGCGGATTGAAAACTCTATCGGCGCGGGCATTCCTGATGTTCTTTTGTGTGACGAACAAGGCACGTTTCATTTTGTAGAACTAAAGTTTTTGACCAGCAACGCCGTCACCCTTCGACCATCTCAAGTGGCGTGGCTTTCCCGTCACCAACATAGCCCTTCTTGGATACTGATTAAAAAACAGAATAAGCCGACTGATGAACCCGAATTGTTTTTGTATCCGGCCGGTGCAGCCGTCGATCTAAAAATGGACGGGCTGCAAGCCGTTGAGCCGCTGCATCATCAAAGGGGGAAATTTAACTGGGATGTTATTTTTGACTTGATATGTCCTATATAATCCTATATTCAGGGGGTATCGTTAATTAATACGGGAGTTAAAACGATGTTTGATCCAAATAAAGAATATAGAGTTGCGGCTTATGACCTATCGTTCATGGTAATAGATGAGGCGGATAACGTGTTGTCTCACCCTGACGGTAAAACAATGGAATTTACTATTCCAAATTATAACCTTGAGTATTTGGCGGACGGCGCGGAAGTTGACGAGCTTGTTTTGCGCCCACCGGAGCCGGATTATTTAAAGCAGGCTTTGTCGCATTTAGCCATTGTCTGTGACCATGCCAATGAAGATTGTCCGGAAGAGTACCGGACAAAATGGTTTAACCCTGCTTTAGAAGAGGCATATTCTTTTCTTCAAAAAATGAGCGAGGTGGCGGCATAATGTTTATATTCAATATTATTGGCCGATTGCTTTACGGTAAAGACTGGGAAAAATACACCCAAAAGCGAACGCGATATGTGAAACGCCGACGCAGATAACTTTTTTAAAAAATAAGCTTGCTATATATGCGAGTTTATGAGACAACCAAACCAGCGGCGCAATCATGCCCGCTGGTTTTTCACATTTACGGGAGTTAAAATCATGGAAAACATTATCGAAAACGGAACTATCGCAGACCTTAACCGTCACAAGCACAGTGACCCAGTGACCGGCGCATATCAGACCAATGCTTTTCAGCATGGCATCGGTAACAGCGCAGTATCCAGCCAATGGTTTAGCCGTCCAGACGATCAAAAGTTTTTGTCGTTGGATGAAATGCTGGCTTTTAAAAAGCAGGACGCGCAGGCAATGAATAGCCGCATCGTCAATACGCATAAGATGCAGATTGTCGGCCAGTTGGATGAAGCCAACCCTAGCCGCGGTGATATTTTTGTTGAATACACTGACGAACAGGGGCAAGAGGCGTTCAACACACCGACAAACTGGTCATTCGGGCAGCTTGCCCAGTTGGCCGGTGCGCCTGCCGGTTACCTTAAAGACCTGCCCGCACCTATTGCGGCGGACGCCCTGCAATGGGGTTTGCGTTATAACCGGTCAAAAGAACTGGTAAAGGCATACGGCCATGCAACCGAAGGCGGTGACCTGCGGGCTGCAACCGGTGCCGATTATGGCCGCATCTTTGATTATGAAATCATTGAGGCCGTGCAAAAGTTTGCTGACCCTGACCGCTGGAAGATTCCGGGCATGATGACCGGTATGCAGAACGGCCGTGCTATTTATGACCCGTTTGTTCCGGTGACCAAAGACACGACAACCCTGTTTGCCAGTGACCGTGATGTGTTCCTGTTTTTGGTAGATGACACGCACCCTATTGAAGTTGGCAAGCTTGCCAACGGTGACCCTGACCTGATGTTCCGTGGCTTTTATGCGTGGAACAGCGAGACCGGCAGCAAGACCGCAGGCATTGCGGCAATGTATCTGCGCGGGGTTTGCATGAACCGCAATTTGTGGGGTGTTGAAAATTTCCAAGAAATCAAAATCCGCCACACTAAGTTTGCCCCTGACCGGTTTGCATATGAAGCCGCGCCAGCCCTGCAATCATTCGCGCATGGTGCAACTTCTAATTTCTTGGACGGGGTAACCGCCGCGCAGGATGCTATCGTTGCCCGTAGTGATGAAGACCGGCTAGAGTTTTTGACCAAGCGGGCAGGACTAAGCCAGCGCATGGCCAAGGCCGCCGCCGCCCGTCACATTAAAGAAGAAGACAAGCCGGTTCGGTCAGTCTGGGATGCGGCGCAGGCAATCACCGCGCTTGCCCGTGATATCCCGCATCAGGATAGCCGCATTGACCTAGAGCGCAAAGCGGGCGCATTATTAGACAAGGTTACCGCGTAACCGGCCAGCACAAAAACCAACAAGCCCCGCTCTAAACAGCGGGGTTTTTTATTGCGCTTTACATATGGGACAAGATGGGATAATAAGAACTATTAGAAATTTTAACGGGATTTGAAACAATGTTAAAAACTGTAAAAAACTCGACAGCAAATAAAACCGGCGGCTTGGCCGTCACTTATCGCGCTGGCGATGGGGACAATTTCGGCACTTGTCCCGCTGATTGCAAATTGAACGACAGCGGGCGCGGGTGTAAATCCGATCAAATAGATTTTGTTTATTTGGAGGCTGTTCTAGAAGCCAAGCCGCGCCACGGTGAAAGCTTTACCTATTCCCATTTTAACCCGCTATTCTGGGCGCATAAATTGGCACCCAACAAAACCACCATAAACTATTCTTCGGATACCTTGGCCGAAGCCGTGCGAATGGTTACGGATAAGATCGCGCCAGTTGTCACCGTTGTAAAAAAATCTTTTTGGAAAAATGGCAAAAACGCAATATCCGATGGGGTGCGCGTTATACGTTGCCCCGCTGAATATTTGGACAATGTCGGATGTGTTAATTGCGGCAATGGCAAGCCGTTATGCGCCCGTTTAGATCGTGATTATATTGTTGGCTTTACCGGCCACGGTGCCAGCAAAAAGAAAATAGAAACCGACAAGCGCGGGGGCTGTTATGCGGCGGGCGGCAATGTCGCAATCCATTGGCGCGCGACAGCAGGACAAGAACAAGAACAATCGGACGCGCAACGGTTACGGGCTTTTGTTCGGACGCTATCCCCCCGCGCAATTATCCGCCACCATGTTGCGGGAGATATCGGCAAAGAATAAACGCGCCCCGCTTGCCCCATTGCCCCGCCCTAATCGGCGGGGCTTTTCTTTTATGGGAATATATGCGATAACGAATTATCTTAATCATATGAAAGGTTTTAAATTATGGCTGAATATATCCAAACAAAAGACGGTGATACCGTGCAAAAAATCGCGCTTGGCAATATGGGCGCGGGCGATTTGATAAAGCGCAAGCCAGAAGCCAAGGCCGTTTATGTTGTTAATTTTCGCGAACGTGCCAAGCGGGGCAAGCCCGCTTATTATTCGCTTTCCAAATATGACGATATGAATAGCGAAATTTTCTTATCGGCGGAAACGCCCGTATTTGTTGGCTTTACGTTCTAAGCGATTTAAAGCCCATACAACGCCCGCAACGCCCCGCTAGGCTATAACCCTAGCGGGGTTTTTCTATGCCCGCTCATCGGCCTGCGTTGCGCCATTAAAAGAGTTAATCCCGCCGCGGGCGGCGGGGCGGGCATTGCGTAAAACGTACGGCGGAAAATTTACCGGCAATCGTGATGCGCTGGGCGTTGCCCATCATATCCGGTAAAAAGCCCGGGCAATCGTGATGCGCGGGGCGTGATGCGCGGGGCGTGATGCGCGGGGCGTGATGCGCGGGCGGCGGGGCGTGATACGCGGGGCGCGGGCTTAAAAACTAGGATTCCGGTATCGGGTCAAAAAACCGCAGAAAACCGCCAAAAATCCGCGATCCGCGCACCGCGGCCACCGGCCTGCCTAGCGGGGGCAAGGGCCATGTTTCTGACAAATAGTTATATAAAAAACGATATGGATTGTTTCACGTGAAACATTGCCTATTTTTTAGGCACCTCCTGCCCAAATACTGAGCTTAGATTGCCTATTTTTTAGGCAAAAACGGAAAACTTGTTAACTGAGCAAAAAACAGGCATAAATATTTTATAAATTTTTTGTTCAGGGGCCCCCTATGGATGTTTCCGATCAGGAGTTAAAGCTTCGCCTGCGACTCGCGCAAATCGAGAAGAATGAAGCTTGCCAAGAGGACTTCCTAACTTTTGTAAAATCTATGTGGCCCGAGTTTATTGCTGGTCGTCACCACAAGATTATTGCAGAAAAGCTGGAAAGAGTTGCAAAAGGCGAACTAAAACGCTTGATTATCAACATGGCCCCGCGCCATACGAAGTCAGAGTTCGCATCTTTCTTGTTTCCTGCGTGGATGATGGGCAAGAACCCGCGGATGAAGATCATTCAGGCAACGCACACCACGGAGCTTGCCGTTAACTTTGGTCGTAAAACCAAAAACCTTTTGGACGACGACCGCTATAAAGAGGTGTTTCCTGATGTTAAATTGGCTGCGGATAGTAAGGCGTCTGGACGTTGGGATACCTCTAGCGGAGGCATGTACTATGCTGTTGGCGTTGGCAGTAATCTTGCTGGCCGTGGTGGGGATCTTGTAATCATTGACGATCCGCACTCGGAGCAGACGGCGATGTCCGCCAATGGCTTTGACGACGCTTGGGACTGGTACACAGGGGGCCCCCGGCAGAGGCTCCAGCCGGGTGGGTCGATTGTTTTGGTCCAGACCCGGTGGTCAGAAAAGGATATGACGGGCCAGCTTTTAAGAGCGATGGCTAAAGACCCCCTAGCGGATCAGTGGGAAGTTGTAGAGTTACCGGCTATTTTTGATGACGGGACCCCGTGTTGGCCGGAGTTCTGGTCTCTTGAAGATCTGACCGCGGTCCGCGCATCTATTCCCCCGAGCAAGTGGAACGCCCAGTATCAGCAGAACCCGACGGGTGAAGAGAATGCAATCATACCTCGCCACTGGTGGAAACGGTGGGAGAAGTCCAACATACCAAACCTTGAATATGTTATTCAGAGCTATGACACGGCGTTTAGTAAGCGGGAGACGGCTGACTTTAGCGCGATAACAACGTGGGGCGTATTCCGCCCAGAGGAGCACGGGGGCCCTCCGGGACTCATCCTTTTGGACAGTCAGAAGGATCGCTGGGACTTTCCGGAGCTAAAGAGCATGGCGTTGGAGCAATACAAGTATTGGGAACCCGACACAGTAATTGTAGAAGCCAAAGCGTCTGGGCTGCCCTTGACGCAGGAACTAAGAAATATGGGCATACCAGTTGTTAACTTTACGCCAAGCAAGGGAAATGATAAGATAACACGAGTCCACTCTGTGTCTCCGTTATTTGAAGCGGGTATGGTTTGGGCCCCCGACACCGTCTTTGCTGATGAAATGATCGAAGAGGTGGCGGCGTTTCCAAACGGGGAGCACGATGACTTGGTTGACAGCATGACACAGGCATTAATGCGCTACCGGCAAGGTAATTTTGTTCAGTTGCCCAGTGACGATTGGGATGACGAGGACGCACAGGTTCAGATAA